CCCTCAGCAACGAGATCATTGTGAGTGTCATAGGCCGTGTAAGTCATGGCCTTGTCAGAGCCGAACCATTCATTACGCTCCGCCCACTGCTGGGCCTTCTCGTCAGGAACCGGTTCTCTTCGAGGGGCAGCAACCTGCTGGGCAGACTGTTGTTCGTACAGAGTCTGCTGCTCCTGTTGATACTTGTAGTTGCGGATCTTCTCGCGTTCCAGTTCAAGTTTTGCAAGATACTGGTTGGCCTCAATCTGCTTATCCGTGTCACCAGTGTCAATCGCAGACCGATACTGGTCCTTGTAAAGCTGCTCTTGGACCTTGATCCGCGTGTCAGCTTCTGTCGTGTACGACTGATCCAGAAGTGATGTACGCTTCTGCATGGCCTCAAGCTGGCTCTTGACAGATTTGGCATAGTCCAGTGCCGCCTGTTCACGACGCTCGGTTTCGCGGACTTTATAAGTCAGCTTACCAATGCGCTTCCTGACAGATTCACTTTGGGAGGCTAGGTCGTCATCGTCGTCATCGTCTTTTGGTTTTGGTTTAACCTCTACCTCAACTTCTTCGGTATCATCGTCTGACGACTCTTCATCCACAACGGTGACATCAATGTCTTCATCATCTTCAAACATGGTAACTCCTTAATGCGCTGTTAGACATTCATGATGTCTTCTGGATCAGCGATGGTTGCGATGACTTCATCATCGTTTAGGATACGAACTTCACCGCCATCAATCTTGAAGCGTGAACCCGCATAGCGACCGAATAGAATCCAGTCGTTCTTCTTGCACCACGGACCTGCGGTGAATTTGTTTTCGTCCCCATAAGCGTCTGGTCCAACTGCCAGAACAAGCCCGACGACGGTGGCAATGGTCTGTCTCTCAACATACTCATCAGCCAAATGAATGCCGCCCCGTGTCTTACCTATGCCACGATAGGGAAGAACAAGGATGCGCCATCCTGTAGGTTTTGGTAATCGGTCGAATACACTGGAGGGGATCTTGGTTGGATCTAAATACCGATCCTCCAAGGCCACATAGGCTTCTTCCAGTGCGGATTTTGGGGCCTCTACATTCTGAGGCTGGGCCTTCATAGCTTCTGCAACGTGAGTTGGCAGTATTAAACTACTCATCCTTGTCTTCCTGTTTAAGCAGAGAGCGTATTACGTATTCGGCTTCCACCCAGACTTCGTACTTTGCACGAAGCTGCTTGTATGCCACGAAATCAGGAACCGCGCCCTCTGTGATCGCTTCCCTGATAACTTCTTTTCTGTCAGCAAATGTCCTTAGAACCCTGTCAGCAAAGAACAGACTATCCACATGATCTCCTTATCCAATCGGTGTTGAGTTATGGATCATCGCATCCTTCTTCTGGCTACCTGCGGAGGAGCCAAAGAAGAACGCCATAATTCCGGTCCAAGCCGCGCTCAGTGTACCAAACATCATTAAAAGCACGTCGCCGCCTTTTTCTGGCAGACCGTAAACCAGAATGTACAGCAGTATCCCAAAAAAACCGAAGGTCACCCCAATGGCAAGCACCCGTGGGAGCCAGTCCTTTGTTTCCTTCTGCATGTCACGGGCTGATTTCCTGTCATCGACAGCAATCCTCTCCAGATCAATGTCCAGACTTCTCATCTGAACCTTGAAGTCCGCATCCACCTTCTTTACAGCGGCAAGCTGTTCCGGTGTTGCCGTAGACAGGGCTGTTGCAATGTCACTGTCATTACCGTCGGGATGACCAAGAAGAACTTCTGACAGGGCTTTGACAGCAACGCCAGCAAGGGGTCCGCCCAAGGCTGTTGCCAGAGTTGGCGCGACAGACCCGATCAAAGGGCCGAATGTTTTAAGAAGATCCATCTTTATCTCCAGTGGATTTAGAACCTAACATGATCCCTGACAGAGTTCCTGTCAGAAACGTAGCAATCGGAGCAATCAACTTGAAGAACTCCGCATCATTCGGTGCCTGTCCATCTATCGGTTGGACTACAAATATTAGACTATATAAGACAGCAAAGACAGTTCCTGTCAGTGTAAGACATAGGGATATCCCAATGATAAACTGCAAAAGAGCGTGTAGTTCGTCCTCTTTAATTCTCATCGCGCCACGGCTCCGCACGGGTTTTGTTTTAGGGTGTCTGCGGAACAGGTTCCAGAAGCGGTGCAGATAGGAGGGTTGCACTCAGCCGCGTCCCAGTTCTTAGGGTCTTGGCACGGATACCTGTACCGATCCTCACATCCTGTCAGAACAATCATCAGGGCTACCAGAAAGTATTTCATTTGTGCGTGAACACGACCATTCCGATGCCTACGCATACGGAGAACAGAATAACGGCACCAATGAGCCAGAGGCCCATGATCATGTCTTGACGGTTCTCTTCAGCCTCACGTTGTGCTGCCGCTGCCTGACGCTGGGCTTCCTTACGCATCTCGGTGACCTCTTTTTGAATACTCGTCCATGCCGCGATTCCGTAGGCACCTACAAAAAGGTTTCTGGTGTCTAACTGAAGTTTTTGAGCCTTCTGCTTCAGTGTGTACAGCTTAATCGCCTCGGCTTCGTACTCGCCCTGCGATTGAAACAAACGCTTCGTCTTCTTGCCGGACGTGAGTTGCGTAATCTGTGCAACCCTAGCGAAAAGATTACCCACCTTTTCGGCAACGTCCAGCATCTCATGACCAGAGTCCACGGCACCTTTAATGCCGTTGTACAACGCCGTGGCTCCAGCAATGAGAGTAAAAGGGTCCATATTAGCTGACAGTGTACTTTTGAGGGCGGAGCATTGCACCAAAGCCACGGGCAGTCTGTTCACCCTTCGGTGCTGGCGGAACTCCGACGTCAGAACCGTTCTTCAAAGGGATTGTCCCCTGATTAACGATTGACTGCGATGTCTCAATGGATGGTGTCTTAGTGGCAGCGCGTGGAATTGGGTACTTCATAATAGTCTCCTGTTAACCTAAACGTTGATAAGGGGTAGCGTAGGCAGCACCGGGGATACCCGGAAGAGGCTGTGGTGGCGCGGACGCCAATGCAGTTGGGGCATATGCCTGTCCGAGGTTTGCAAAATCAATCGGGGGCCTTGGTGCAAAAGGCATCGAAAAGTTAAACCCCGGAGTAGCTACCGTTGGTGTTCCAATGTATTGCTGCGCCGCCGCAAAGTTGGGGACCGTTGGCATAACAGGTTCGGTAGGAACGACGGGTGGAACAACCGGAGTTTTTGGTGTTGTGGAAGTCCCTGTAGGCGGCAGGTTTGTAGCAATGTCACTTCCACCATATTGCTCGTTGTACTGCTCCCTAGTCAGATCTCCGCCGGGGCCAAATCCCGTAGGTGCAAATGGATCTATTACTATAGGTTGCATTGCCGTGCTTGTTTCGCCACCAAACAAGGATGTAATGCCTTTTCCAGCATTGGAAATACTTTTTCCAAGATCCGAAGCGGCCTCGCCAAACTTGTCCCCTAGACTTTTAGTATAGTAATCAACTTGCTGACCTTGACCGTAGTCCACGATCCGGCTTTGAACTTTTGTAGAATCCCCGCCAGCAAATAAATCTGCATATTCCTGTTTGGTTAGACCACCCGCCAAACGATTTTGGTCCTCAAGTGCTTCTATCTGAGGAGTGCTATCAAAGACTGATACTAGCTTATCATACCAAGAAGTCGGCTCTGGTTTCGGGGGCATCCTACCAAATCCATCAACACCAATACTGGCTCCGACAGGAGTTCCTTCCGCAGCAGGTAAGTCCGCTTCTTTACTCCCTGCATCTACCGTTATCCCACGGGTTGGACTGGTTGAAGTAGTGCTGGTTGGAGTGGTGCTGGTTGGAGTGGTGCTGGTAACACCGGCTACATCATATGATGCGGCTCCACCCATCTTTTTGCTGGCCCAACTCAAAACATCCGCAGCGGTTTTCGTACCACCTAAGATAGATTGATTTCTTGTTGTAGCATCTCCTCCTGCCACCTCAGATGCAAGAGCGTCTGCGGGAGCATTTAACATCTTCTTTGCACCACCAAGACCTAGAAAATGGGACAGGTACAGGGTGCTTTCGTTTACAGGGAAGCCCGCTTTTGCAAGACCTTCGGCATTTTCACGAGTATAGTTTTTCGTCATCTCAACAGAAAGCGCAGGATCTGTTCTAAGGCCCAGAACTTCAGCCTCGGTTCGACCCACCATTAGGTCTGGACGATATTTTGAAATCATACTCACCCACGTATCGTTAGTGAACTGACCAAGGCCCTCCGCTGAAGAGTTTGGGTTTTTAGCGTTAGGGTCTCCCTTAGACTCAACGGTAATAATTTTACCTGTTGCCTTATCTACCATGGTCTCCGTGGTAACTCTTTTAGATGTATCTAATCTTGCCTGTTGTTGCGCCTTTTCCCTATCAGCGGCTTCCTTTGCTACCCTTGCAGTTTCTTTGACTGCGGCGTCAAGACGGGCCTTTTGAGAAGCGGATTCTCTGTCCGCAGCTTCCTTTGCTACCCTTGCAGTTTCTTTGGTAGCAGCTTCAGCGCGAGCCTTTTGAGAGGCTGCTTCTCTATCAGCGGCATCCTTGACAGCTTTGTCCGCAGCAGACTTATTAACGGCGTCTTGAGTTGCTTTAGCGACAGTTTCGGAAGTCGCAGAACCAGTTGTTGAAATGGCATAGCCGATTGCTCCAATCACGCCCAGCATTAAAGTTCCCCAAGCGATTTGGATTCCAGTCCACCAGTCACCAGCAACAATCGCACCAGTACCAGCAGCGCCACCAAGAATAAAAAGAAATAGACCAAAACCGCGCCAAAGAAGAGTTGCTAGGACTTCGGCTACAGCCTTAGTGCGAGTCTTTAGGTTAGACATTCTTAGCTTCTTTCGCTGCCTTGCGCTCTGCGCTTGATTTATCAATAAGTTTAAATAAGTCCTTTAGAACTTTACGATCTGCCGCGTGAGGTTGAGGGGCAGGGGCGCAAGAAGCGTGAAGGTGAAAAGCACCAGACTTTGAGAGAGAAGTTCCAGTAGCACCAATTTTGCCAATAACAGACTGGTAATTCCCCTTAACCTCATCGCCAACCTTCACAAGAGGCTTCTCAAGCATGTGGTTGTATTCGATGTGGTCTTTAGCACAAGCGGCATTGTCGCAAACAGACTTGATAACTACCGACCAGCCAAGAGCAGGGTTATTTTCTACTTTAGAAACCTTGCCGGCGTGAATCGCATAAATGTCTTTGCCCTCTGACCCATTAGAGAAACCCCAATCAGATCCGCGATGAGGTTGCGAGCGATATTGGGGCAATAGCCGGTTGGAATCGCTTCGAGTCGGCAATTACCAAGTGGGCTAAGAAAACAGGGAAAAT